ATCAAATAACGAACTAGGCACAACTCATACGAACTACGTAGTGTATTTCAATGAGCATGCTTATAACCATAACGAATAATAGCAGGAGGATTTAAATCATGGCTATATCAAGACAACAACTAGCTAAAGAGCTAGAGCCAGGTCTGAATGCATTATTCGGACTTGAGTACCAAAACTACGAAAATCAACATGTTGAGATTTTCGATATAGAGACAAGTGACAGAGCTTTTGAAGAAGAAGTAATGTTATCTGGTTTCGCAAACGCTGCTGTTAAGTCAGAAGGTGCTGCAGTTACTTTTGATACTGCGAACGAAACTTTCACTTCTCGTTACACACACGAGACAGTTGCTCTTGCTTTCGCAATCACTGAGGAAGCAATCGAGGACAACTTGTACGACAAGATTTCGACTCGTTACACAAAAGCACTAGCAAGATCTATGGCTAACACAAAGCAAATTAAAGCTGCAAACGTTCTAAACAACGGATTCAGCAGTTCATTCCCAGGCGGTGATGGTAAGGAGCTTTTCGCTACTGACCACCCTACACAATCTGGTGACGCTAAGAATGAATTGTCAACATCTGCTGATTTAAGTGAGACTTCACTAGAACAAGCTTTAATTGACATTGCTGCGTTTACAGATGAGAGAGGCTTAAAAATTGCTGCTCGTGGATTGAAATTAATCATACCATCAGAGCTACAGTTCACAGCTGAACGAATCATGAAATCAGCAAATCGTGTCGGAACTGCTGACAACGATTTGAATGCAATTGCATCTAAAGGAATGATCCCACAAGGATACGTGGTAAACAACTTCCTAAC